AGGATGGAATGATACATGTGATCGTAAAGATGCTTGGAGAGGGCATATGAATACACAGTATGCGGATGAAGAACGTAACTATGCTACCCTTTGTCCAGACTGTTGGAAAGAATGTGGCGAACATTGGAAAGAAATGTGGGCAGACTATTATAGCGGCTGCATGTAATCGCATATACGTAGTTTTACTTATTATAAGTATTTATACGTATGTATCAAGTTTTTTACAATTTGTAAAATATATATTATATCTATTATATGATGAAAAGTCATATAATATATAAAATATGGGCCTTATTGACACTGGTTTGCAATATGCAAGCCAGCGATATGGTACATAGTTTTAAATCGTCATCATTCAATGGGGTAAATTTTTCCGCTACCCAAATGACGATAGAAAACCTTTCTCGTACAAGAAAACAATCTATTAAGGATACTGCCAAGAACGAAGCACAACAGGCTGTATTACAGGCTCAAAACACGCCGTTAAACACGTTTATAAACAATCTTCAGGCCAGAATATACAGTCAATTGGCATCTCAGGTAACTGACCAGATATTCAATTCTACAGGTCAAACTTTTGGTATAATAAACTTGCAAGGTGGGGCAACCATTACATGGCAGCGTAATGGAGATTTTGCCACACTTTACATAATAGACCCAGTAAGTGGAAACACTACTCAAATAACCGTACCAGTCGGTTCTCTTTCTACACCCCCCAACGGATGAAAAAGTATGGACTTATTTTATTATCAATGTTATTTTTATCGGGCTGTGGATCAATAGGAAAAAAGCCCCAAATTCTCGACGTACCTAAATCTCAAGTTTCTCCTATGGAGAAGGAACTGATGGGTATACCTTCTATAGATGGTCCAAGAATAACCATCGGTGTTTATGGATTTGCCGATAAGACGGGAGCAAGAAAGACAGCCGATAATTATGCTTCATTTTCTTCTGCGGTGACACAAGGTGCAGAAAGTTGGCTGATCGACGCATTAAGACAAGCGGGAAATGGCACATGGTTCCAAGTACTGGAGAGGGCAAGTCTTGACAATGTTATAAAAGAACGTCAATTAATTTTGCAAACACGAGAAAGTTTTCAAGGAAAGAATTCCGAAAAACTAGCACCTATGCTTTTTGCCGGTATACTTGCTGAAGGCGGTATTATAGGATACGATAGCAATATTCTTACTGGCGGCGCAGGGGCAAGTGTGCTTGGCATATCAACCAACACTCAATATCGCAAAGATGTCGTCACTGTCTCGTTGAGACTTGTCAGTGTACAAACCGGCGAAATACTTTTGAGCACAGCCGTAACTAAAACAATTTCCAGCGTTGCCGTATCTGGCAACTTATTCAAATTCTATGAGCATGGAACACTGCCTGTAGAGTCTGAATTAGGTCTAACAGCAAACGAACCCAACACTATTGCGGTTCGCAGCGCAATAGAAAAAGCCGTGATAGATATAATCTATGAGGGCGAAAAAATGAACCTATGGAAATTCAAGAAGGAAAACAAAATACAATGAAAACACAAAACATAGTAAAGTTTATATTCTTTACGGCAGTCCTCGGACTGTTTTCAACGGTTCTGGGTCAGACAACAGGACCGCTGGTTGCCATCGCAGGAAACCCAAGCGGCAATCAGATATATGTAAACCAAATAACAACTGGTGGAGACACCACCTTTATTCAGAGTGGAGCATCAAACAGAGTAGGATCGTTTGCTTTGCCAAGTAATATCACAGGAGACAACATCTTCTTTGAAATGAGACAGATCGGTGATGGAAACAGCACAGATTTCTCTATTACTGGAGCAAATAATCTCAAGTTGCTGTCTGCATTTGCAGGAAACAACAACGAACAAAGATTGTACTTCAACGGTGCCAACAATAACATGAACTTCCGTTTTGATGGAAACGGAAACAAAGCGTGGATCAGCAATGATACCACGGTTTATCGTGATGGCGGCGAAAATACTGCCAACGACAAGGCTACATTGGCATCATCTGATATGCAGATCAAGTTTGCTGGAAACAACAACTTGTTTGCATATGCCACAACCAATGGCTTGAACAACTATCTGAAGTATGATGTTACTGGAAACAGCAACAACATCAAGACCACACAAATCGGAAGTGCAGGAACAGGAACTCGTCAATCTGGACACTATCAAGACTTGACAATATCTGGCGGAGGAAACGATGTCATGATTTATCAACAAGGAACTGTTCAACAATACTTCCAATATAGTTTGATCGGAAGCAACAACATTGTTCGTGTCTCACAAACTGCGACGGCTGCTCCATCATTCACAATCAACAACAATAACATGCTGGCACCACAAGGCCCAGCAAGCGCAACAACTGTCATAAGCAACCCATAACATGGTCAGAAATGTTATATTGTTGCTGGTATTATGTTCCAATTTGATTGGATCTGCTGGAAAGTTGACAGAGGTGACTGGTCCTACACAAGTTAGTAGGGCCAGCACCAAAATAGAAGGTAAGATTGATGTTGGTGTCGAGATGAACGACACTATAGAAACCCTCAAAGCACGTGTAGGCATAACATTTGAGGATGGCACACGAGTTCAATGCACAGAGTTTAGTAAACTTGTGATAGACGAGTTTGTGTATGATCCAAGTAGCGGCAAAGGAAAACTTGGACTGAAAGCAAGCATGGGTACAGTAAGATATGCCTCTGGTCTTATTGCAAAAAACAATAAAGAAGAAGTGAAGGTAAAAACCCCCACCGCATCTATATCTGTGCGTGGAACTGACTTTGCGATGACGGTAGATGAACTTGGCAGAAGTTTGGTAATACTACTACCATCCCTGCCACAATTTGGACCTCCCATTGTTGGGTCCATCACAGTAAGCAACGGAGTAGGAACGGTAGTGTTAACAAAAGCATACCAAGCCACAATGGTGATGTCGTCAAATGTTGTACCATCCGCGCCAGTATTGTTAAACTTTGATGATGAAACCAAGGTGAATAACATGCTGCTGATTGATACTCCAAAGAATGTGACAGAAGCAGCAAAAGAAGCCAAGAAAGCACCCGTTCAAGTATCGAAGAGTGACGACGAAGGATCGAACAAGAAAAAACCAGATACTAAAACTTCGGTTGCACAAGCAACTACTCCAAGTGAAACAACCAATTCTTCAACAACGCAAACAAAGGAAGAAGAAAAACCAGTTGAAACAAAATTGGACATACAAGCAATCAGTCCAGAAACAACCAAGGCGGTTATGGATACAATGTCAAAAAAGACAGAAACAGCAGTCACAATTCCATCGACCACAACAAATAATGGCTTTACCACTGATGGAACTCGTGCTATCTTATATGTATCTAATAGTAACAATGTTGTTTGGTACACGCTTAAATACGATACCAACGCCACGGTTACCATAACAAACAGGGATGGGTCAACAAATTATCCTCTTAATTTCGGCGGCAAACTCAAAATAAATATCATTCAGAAATGAAGTCACATATTCTTAAAATCTTTGGAGTTGGATTACTGATACTAACAGCGCTTGTTGTTTTAAGAGTAAAAGACCCATATCCAATAGAAGTATTAAGATTGAAGGGGCTTGATTATTACCAGCGCAGCCAACCAAAAGTAAAGAGCGAGAATGTTGTCATTGTCGAGATTGATGAAAAGAGTCTTGATGCTAAAGGACAATGGCCGTGGCCAAGAAATGAACTCGGAGAGGGTATCAAAAAAGCATTCCAAAATGAAGCAGCAACGGTTGTGTTACCCGTTATATTCGCTGAAAAAGACAGAATGGGCGGAGATCCTGCATTTGTTGAAATTCTAGGAAAAGTACCAGTAATCACCGCACAATCTGCATCAGTAAAAGGTAAAGGTGTACCAGTTCCAAGAGGATTGGCAACAATCGGCGGCAGTGCAGACGGATGGTTGTATGATTATCCAAATGCGATTGGACCTGTAAAAGAAATAGGTGAAAACAGTGCTGGTGTAGGAATGTTATTAACGGCACCAGAACTTGACGGCGTTGTTCGTAGATTGCCGCTGGTAGTTCAAGTAAAGAATGAAACATATCCAACAATGCCACTCGAAATACTTCGTGTATTTGGTGGTGAGCAAAGTTATCAAGCAAAGATCAATGAGGCGGGTATGCAAGCGGTAAGAGTCAAAGGATCAACACCGATAAATACAGACAGTAATGGAAGAGTATGGATAAACTTCAAATACAAGTTTGATAGCATATCATATACGGACAATGATTGGGGTAAAGTAAAAGGAAAAATTGCGGTTATTGCTCTCACAGCGGAAGGATTGTCTAACACAGTAGCAACACCCGTGGGAACAGCATATGGACACGAAGTTAGTATGCAAACACTACAAATGCTTGTTGATGGAAACAGACTAGAAAGAAAAGCGGAGTTTGATTTGTATGAATTGGCGGCTGGCGCATTGCTTGGATTAATTCTTATAACAGTAGCGGCATACCTTGGTTATGTTTACAACGGAGTTATTATAACACTACTATTAACGGCTCCATATGCCATAGGGTTTTATCTGTTCAATAGCAAAGGATATCTCATCGATTATACTTGGCCGACGCTTGGATTGTTTTTGCCGTGGGTTGGTGCTATCTTCATGAGATTTGTGATGGAGTTCAAACTCAAGCAGCAGATCAAGAAACAGTTTGGTACATACTTGTCCCCAGCACTGGTCAGTAAACTTCAAAAAAATCCCGGCTTACTTAAACTTGGCGGCGATGAAAGAGAACTATCTATTATGTTCACGGATGTGCGTGGATTTACAAGTATATCAGAACATTATGGCAAGAATGTTCAAGGTCTGACCATGATAATGAACAGATATATGACCGCTATGACACAAGCAATCTTGGACAACGACGGTACGCTGGACAAATACATCGGTGATGCTCAAATGGCATTTTGGAATGCTCCACTTGATGACCCAGACCATGCTAAGAATGCAGTAAAAACGGCATTACAAATGCTAAAGAGGCTGGATGCATTCAATGAAGAAATATCTAAAGAAGGAGTTCCAGCGTTTGGAATGGGACTGGGAATTAATACTGGGGGTGTTGTTGTTGGTAATATGGGCAGCGTTCAGCGTTTCGACTATACTTGCCTTGGTGATCACGTTAACCTCGCTTCACGGTTAGAAGGTCAAAGCAAACCATACGGTGTTCGCATTGTACTTGGACCCGAAACAGCGAGACACGTTAAAAACGATTATCAATTGTTTGAACTGGATATTATTGCAGTCAAAGGAAAGAAGGAAGGTGTAAGAATATTCACCGTGCTTGAACACAATCTTGGTGTTGCTGAAAAACTTCATGTGTTGGCATCTCACCACGCATTCCTCCACGATTACAGATCACAAAAATGGGATAATGCTATTGGATATGCAAAAGAATTGATGAAGTATAACAAAGAGTTAAAGAAATATTACGAAATGATGATCGAAAGAATAGAGGAACTTCGTAACAGCAATCTTGACTCAAGTTGGGACGGAGTATATCGTGCTACAAGCAAATAATTTTTACTTATTATAAAACATAGTTATAAACATATGAAAACAAAAATACTGATATCAATACTATCAATGACGTTGTTGACTTCGTGTGCCAACTCTCAAGGTGATGTATTTGGTCGCAAGGCTGATACTGGCGCTTTGCTCGGCGGTATGGCTGGTGCAATTATCGGAGCATACAATGGCAATGTTCTTAAAGGGGCATTGATCGGAACTGGCGCAGGTTTGGCAGCAGGAGCAGTTGCAGACGCAAACGATGCTCGCCAACCACAAGGACCAGTGCCACCGCCCCCATCGCCAGAAATACATTCATCCGATATTGTTGTAAAAGAAGCACCAATGGTAGTAGTTGAAACTCCTGTAATCATTGATGAGCGTATCTGGGTTGGTAATGATGTATGGATATATTCATACCACGGATTTAGAGGTCCAAACGGTCATATTCGATATGAAAATCGTATCCCATTCCACCGCAGATTCATTCGTGGAGGGGTGGGGTATAGAAGATAATACTAAAAAAGTTCAAAAAAGTTATTGACTTTTGCATTTTTTCATACCATAGTACTATATATTCAATAAGAAACATGACATCGTATTCACACAAATCGCTAAATCTGACCTCCAAGTGGAGCGTGCGCTTTATTGCACAACCTACATGTGGAGCCAATGAAGGCGATAACATGGAGGGTGCGGCATAGGAGTAAAAGTCTAAAAACTTTACAAACCTTAAAAGCCCACCCTCCAAAAGAGAGTGGGTTTTTTGTTTTAGGGGTTTTGAAAAAAGATTAAGGAAAAATAGAAAAAGTATTGACAGTAGATAAAAAAAGTGTACAGTAGTCAGCATCAAGTTTGGGTTAGGTTCTTTAAAAAATCAATTTTGTTAGTGTTAGGGATAGGTAAACGCACACCTTGTAAGTGCTAAAATAGCCACCGGCACGATAGTGACCGTTATGTGGGACGCAAAATCAATAAGTTCAGGTAGGGTTAGGTTAGAGCGAGTAACTTATTGTGAGCACGAAGTGTATAATGTTATTTATAAAGTTGAAGAGAGCGGCAATAAGATATGCGTTTAGCATGTTGAGTTGCTTTCTTCATATGTTCTGCGTATATACAACCTCCTCGTGGTGCAGAATGGGACAAACATAAAAAAGTTTGTGCGAATGTATATGAAATAAGTTTTTATAACATATTTATTATCAACCAATAATATATGGCAGACGAAAAAGACTTATTCAAAGAATTTATAACTGGTGGATGGATTGTGGCTGCGGTTGGAGCATTGGGAATGCTAGCACGCAGTTTGTTAGACAGCGTAGAAAGAAGTCATTGGGAACATTTTAAAAGAATACTTGCTGCTGCCATATGCTCATCTATAGCATGGTTTGTTCTTGAGCAAGTTGAAGTTAGTAGCTTGACAAAAGCAATAAGTTATGGTGTAGTAGGCGTAGTTAGTCCAGAAATTTTACAAGGTGTTACGACGTTGGCAAAAAGATTTGCCAAGAAGCCGCAGGATCTTGTAAAGAAATAAATTTTTGCGGTAGTATCTCAGTTGGTAGAGAGCGAGTTTTCCAAACTTGATGTCGCAGGTTCGATCCCTGTCTACCGCACCAACTTTGGCCAAAAGGTGAAGTAAGAGTAATTACCTTACTTGTGACCCAAATGAAACGTAATACGTTAGTCATTCGTCTAATGGTAGGACTCCTGCACACAAGCGGGCAACATTGGTTCGAGTCCAATATGATTAGCCGCGACCTACGTTTCAAATAACTTTTGTATGGTGTCGTCGCATAGCGGCAATTGTGGCAATGTAAATAATTGTAACTTTCGTGTTGTTGGTGTATATTTATTGAATATGCCAACAAAAGAATACATACAAGAATATAGAACAAAGAGAAAAACACTTGCATACGATATGCTTGGCGGAAAGTGCATCAAATGCGGGTCCACGGAAAATTTGCAATTTGATCACATTGATCCAAAAAGTAAAAAAAATGAAATAGCGTCAATGCTAACATCGAAAATTGAAGACTTTATTGTAGAAGTTAAAAAGTGCCAATTGCTTTGCGTAAAATGTCACTACACAAAAAGCATAGAGAGTGGAGACTATTTACAAAATAGAAAAGAGTGGGCACACGGCGTGTCTGGATACACAAATCACCGATGTAGATGCAAAATATGCACAGCGGCACAGACTAAATACAAAGCAGCAAGACGGGCTGCTGGATTAAAAACTTGAGGCAGTTTATACTATTAAAGAGGTAGCACGCACTGTAAATGCGTTGTTCTAACGGACTCGGTGGGAGCGTTACCCACAACTGCCACCACTTTTATTGGGATATTGCATAGTGGTAGTGCCTCTGTCTTTGAAACAGAAGGTCATGGTTCGATTCCATGTGTCCCAACCATTTTTAAATGCCGCGTAAACATAGATAGCGATGTGATAGTCTTGTAAACTATAGAGGAGGGCGCAAATCCCTCACGTGGCTCCATTTTGCGGGATTAGTTTAGGGGTAAAACGGGACTTTGCCAAGGTTCAGTCGTGGGCTCGACTCCCACATTCCGCACCAATTTTCGGTATATGTTTGCATCTCTAAAAAATTACGGCAAACGGAAGATGTGTAATGGATTCGAAATCCAACCACTGGGCATTGAGTTTGGTGAGTAAGCCTAACCATACACCGAAAAATATTTATGTATGTGTGGCCCGAAACAGATAGGGAGGTCTCTGCAAAAGACATTTATACTGGTGCAAGTCCAGTCACATACTCCATTTCGCATGTAGTTCAGTGGGTAGATCGGTGCCTCGCTATGATGGCAAATGACGCCGCAAAAGTGTGATATAGCACAGGCCGTTGGTTCAAGTCCAACCATGCGAATTCATTTATGGAGGTTTGGTGAAGCTGGTGCTCACGGGTGTCTGAAGAATACTAGAAGATAGTTCGATTCTATCAGCCTCCACCATTTAAAGAGAGTTAAGGGTACGGCTATTCAAATTATTAGGGATAGGACAACGCACTTAAATGAGTAAGTCTCTAGACCAAACACTCTCTACATTTTATTCCCGTCGAGGAAGCTGGCGCAACCGGTGGTCTGTTAAACCATGTCGAGCTTGGATCGTAACCA